AGCTATTGTTTGGAGCTACTTGCAGATTTTGAACCGCATTGCCGTTCCACCCGTTGACAGCTACCAACCCTATACGAGTAGCCGTTGGGGGCGAAAACCGCGCAACTGAAACCGCTGCCCATGAGGGTGTTGTTAGTGAATACGTCCCCGCTGTTCCATTCGCCATGTTCGGCAGGGCTGTCGTTTGTGCCAGTCCAACAACATACTGAGCAATTCGGCCTAACTGCCACGTTCCATAAAGCGTCGCAGACGCGTGAATTGTTTGCACTGCGCCAAGATACGCGGACATTGTGTAGCCGCTAGGGAGCGCCGGGGCACTGAAGGACGTTGAGGCAGCAGCAGTAACCGTGCCGTCCGGCTTTGCGAAAGCCCAAATCGCGTACCAAGTGTCGATAGCGATGGAGCCTGCGTCGAGCGCAAGTACACCACCGTTGGTCCCAAGGTTCACTGTGCCACTTACGGCCTTCGTGAGGTAGTTGGTCCCGTCGCTCATAGTCACAGCGTCAACAGACACAGTCACTGTGGTGTTGGACGCAACTTTGATCGACTTATTTGTGTACGCGCCCTTCGGCGGGAACGCGGGAGCCGTAAGGTTGCCTGCGAAGACAACAAGGCCTGTGCCAATGCCGAGTTCGGCCGGCGCTGCGGGGGACCCTGTGCCGTTGCCAAGCAACTTGTTGGCGGCAACGTTCTGGATTTTGGCGTAGGTGACGTTGGCGTCAGCAATCTTGGCTGTCAGTACGTTGGCGTCAGCAATCAGCGCCGTAGTAACCGCAAGGGGCGCAATCTTTGCCGTGGTGACGTTGGCGTCAGCAATCGTCGCCGTTGTGACGTTCTGCAACGCAATATTTGCCGTGGTGACCGCGAGCGCCGCAATGTCCGCAGTGACCACCGGGAACCGGGCAGGTAGCGTTGTGTTGGCCGCCGTCACAGCCGCGTCGATATTCGCCTGGGTTGAGGCGAGCGCCACTGCTGTGAAGTTGGGGAAGGTCGCCAGAAGGGTCGCTTTAATCAGCCGCAAATGGTCGTCACCCTGCGACAGGCCGTCTGAGGCTGCCGGGTTGGTGCTGACTAGCGCAGAGATAAAGCCGGCGCTCTCAAGAGCCATAGGGACACCTTCGTCTAGGGGAATTTATAGAGCGCATCTGAGGCGCTTGTGGTAACGGTGGCTACCTACTGGCGGTAACCCATTGATATTGCTCAAAATGGTGTGCAAATGGAACTTTTAATGGCATACTTGGAACTTTATTGATTGTGAAAGTAGGCTGTGCAACTTATGGGACCCTAGGGCCAGAATGCCCCTCGCCAAGGGACCCTTCTCTGCACGCCAAGGTCTAACAACAACGGCGGGGTTTAGCCTGCCTTTTGAAGTCGGTCTCCCGGTCGGAAATCCCTTAAAACACTGCCTCGGAGGGACCCGTTGCCCGCGCGTTCTGCCCCGCGCGCCGCCTAAGCCATTGATCCGCTTGCGCTGTCAACGGTTGAGCAATCCGACAAGGGAGAAGCCCTCGAGCTATAGCCCCTATATCTATGCCTAATGCCCCTACATCTAGTGCCACTACATCTATGGGCTATTGCACTACATCTAGTACATATAGGAACAAGGCCTTTGCGCTTGCGCGGCGCTCACCTGACCATAGCGCCGGCTATCAGCGCCTTGCAGCCATGCGCCCGCCGTCCCTTAGAGCCCCTTAGAGCCCCTTAGAGCCCCTTGGAGCCCCTAACGCTTCCACGGGCTAAGTGAATAGAGGGTTACGACGATAAGACAAAAGTTATAATCTTGAGCGGCTTCGATAAGATAGAACTTATCGTCGCTCGGGTCCCCTCACCTTGATCCCCGCTCGAGCCAATGCTACCCCTCGAGTGACTATCACCATAGCGCATAGCTCAATCGATACCCATGCAAACAAAGATATTGCAATCATCGGGGGACAGTATACATAGAGTGACAGTTGAGCGATGCACACGAAAGAGCAAACGCCATGACAACGAAAACCCGCCTTAAACCTCTTCTATGGCTTAGTGACGCGCGCGGCGTTTATATCCCGCGAGACTTTGTCAACTCATTTGCTGATTGGGCTAACGTCAAGAATGTGAGCGACGAGGACAAGGCTATTCTTGAGGCCGGACCGGATCATGAATGGTATTGGGAAGCATGGGATGGTGTTTGCCGGGATTGCGTAGTCGAGGACAACTCAGGCAATCGGTACACAGTGTATCAGGATGGCGACTGCTGGCTTATCCCTGAAGGTATGCCTTGGGAGGATGACGCAGAATTCTTTGCGTGGCCCGATGAAACTGAGGGAGACTAACGCCATGTTCCGCTTTCACGCTACCGCACGATCTACCGGCGATGCTTTCCTGCCGATGATTGTCTGCCGCAACGCGCGCGGCCAATGCACGGGCTCCAAAGTCCCTCAAGGCCTCGATAGGCTCGCAATGTCCTATCCCACATTCGCCACCGCCCAGAGCATGGCCTATTCGTGCGCGCTCACTGCGGCGGATAAGTTTCGCGCAATGGGTCACAAAGTAATCGTTGCCTAACACTAGGCAATCTGCAACAGTCACCTGGAAAGGACTAACACCATGCCGCGCACTATCACGAGTACCGTTTACACGTTTGACGAATTGAGTGACCGCGCAAAGGACAAGGCGCGCGCATGGTTCCGTGAAGGTGACAGCGACGCGGACACGTCATGCACTTATGAAGACGCGGCGCAATGCGCTGAGATACTCGGCATTGATTTGCGAACGCGCGCTGCAAAGCTTTATGGTGGTGGCACGCGTATGGATCCCTGCATCTACTATTCCGGCTTCAGTAGCCAAGGGGACGGCGCGTGCTTTGAAGGTTCCTATTCGTACGCCAAGGGCGCCAGCAAAGCTATTCGCGCGCACGCTGGAACCGATACCGAATTGCATCGCATTGCCGACGCCTTGCAAGAGCTACAGCGCAAACACTTTTATGGCTTAGAGGCGCGCATGGCGCACAGCGGTCACTACTATCACTCCGGCTGCATGACCGTTGACGTAACAGAAGACCGAACAGGCAACGACGCTCCAGAAGAGGCGCGCGAAGAGCTAACCCAACTCATGCGCGACTTTGCCGACTGGATTTATAAGCAGTTGGAAAGCGAATACGATTGGCGCAATGCCGACGCGCAGGTGGATGAAAGCATTCTAGCTAATGAGTGCACCTTCGACGCTGAAGGGCGCCGCGAAGGCTAACGCCATAGCTTTGTCTTAACCCTACGCCATTGGAGACTATCACCATGAAGACCTTCAAGGACCTAACGCCCTCCCAGCAATCCGCCGCACTCGGCAAGTGCCGCGAAAACCTCTTAGAGGCCATTATGGAGGGTGCGCTGCGCTTCAATGACGTATTGAACCATGACGACCTGCAAGCGCGCATTGATAAGGCCGGCGCGGATTGTGAACGCTTGCGGACCCCTTGGTTCATCGGGGAGGCAATCCCGGCCTCGTAGCGCAAGCAAAAGCTTGTGGCTGGAAAGTTTAACACTACCTTACACCCTAAGGAACTGGCACCATGAATACCAATATAGACTTAGGCAGCAACCTTCGCCGCGTGGACACGCTAGCGATTGATCTGGGCAATGACTTTCATAGGCGTACCGCCCACATGAAAACCAACCCGTTCACGTGGTCACCCGGCCCCGCTGTACCGCGCCACGCTAGCGAACAATCCGCCCTCGAATGGCAACGCCTGATTGACACGGGCGACGTGTGGACTTTGCCGCGCTGGTTCGGTCGCACGGCGGCGGCGCTAATTGCCGCGGGTATCTGCAACCCACCTATTGAGGAAACGCCATGCCCTTCTTCTATTTAGCAATGCGTCAGGCCGCGTTCTGGCGTCACGCTGTACTCGTCAACCTGTTCGTTCCCGAGGATTATAGGGAACATGAACACGCCCGGCACGTTGCCTTCGTGCGGCTGGTCTATGGCTTCTAATGTAGTCAACACGCAACCGTAACCTGGAAAGGAACTATAACCATGAACGCCAAATGTCCGTGCTGTGGTGGCGCCGTCGCGCCCACCGACTTCATAGTTGATCTGAATACCAACACGGTGACATTCCGGGGCCAACGGCGGAAGGCACGCAGGGCGGTCATTGATGTGCTTTACGCCATGCACGCAAAGGGCGTTGGGACTGCGCGCTATACCGAGTTGATCCATTCGATGTACGGCGTTTGCGAACCTGAAGGCGCTTTCAACTGTCTGCGCCAAGCTATCTGGCGGGCGCGCAAGCTGGCGGATGATATGGGCTTTCAAATTCAGGTGGTAGAGAAAGTTGGCTACCGCCTAGCACTTCGGAGGGCGCACGCATGAAACGTATCCTTGTAGCCATTGTCGCCGTCGGCCTACTGACTGGCGCAGCAGAGGCGCGCCACGTTCCCTGGTGCGGGATTTATGCCCGGTCGCACCTAGTCAACTCTGATCCAGGTGCGCGCTTCAATCTGGCGTGCAACTGGCGTCACTACGGTAGCGCGACGTACGCGCATGAAGGCGCTCTGGTCGTGTGGTGCAACGGGCGCCATCGCCATGTCGGCAAGATAACAGGACCCTGCAACGGTTCGGTTTGCATAGTCACAAGCGGAAACGACGGCGGCGCCGTGCGCACACGTGCGCGCAGCGTGGCCAGCGCCAGCTTCAGAATGTAGGAGCGCCTAATGCACATGCTTTTGGAAATCATAGCCATTTGGCTGGCGTTCTCGTTTGCGCTATCAGTCATAACGATCTGTTATGTAACTGGGAGGTGACATGGAATACGTAACGATCTACCTTGACCATCCCAACATCGGCTGTGGCTTCCGCCGTGCTTTGGTGGCCTCTTGCGGTCCCAAATGGGTACGCCTGTTCTACCCTGCTGGCCTGCAGTCGGTGACGTTACCGCGCGGGACCTGGGACACGGCAAAGGCGGTGCCCGTGCTGGAGTACGACAAGGCGGCGCTGGCTGGTCTGATTGAAAAGCAGATCAAAGGCGCTGAAGCCGGCGACCGCTTTGCTGGTGGTGAGACGGCTAAAGATTGTCTTCGCTACCTACACAGTTGACAACGGTGGCGGAAGGGATATTGGTAACCACAAACCGGAGAGAATGTATGCAAAGCACAGGTGCCGTAATAGTAACCTCTTGGCTAGCATTCAGTGTTCTGTTTGTTCTATGGCGTATCGTCGTGACCTTGAAACGCTCAACAGAAAGGGCAACCTATGGGCAACTATCACGGACAACATCAGCATCACGCGCGGAGTTACCACCGGGGTTTACACCATATTCCGGCCCACATGCACACACTCGTGGAAAACTACATAGACCACGGCGTCGACGGCGGGTACTTTCTAAATCTCATAATGGATAATGACTTCGTCCATGCGTACATCCACGCGGACTGGGAGAACCACACTCACCTTATTGGGTGGATACGGTTCCTCTATCTTTTCGCGCCGGCTGACTGTTGGGGGGACCCCCGTACCGTCAATCTGTGGCGGCTGCACAGGGGGCTAGAGGGTATCCATCCCCCGGCTAAAATCCAGAGAGTGGCGCAGATGGTCACAAGAAGTACCTAGATAATAAAGATTGCGAGCTACGCTTATCGTGCTACTACACAAAAGGCGAGGTTCACCAACAATAAACGAAGGATGAATAATGCCGTTCAACATTGTGAGAGCTTTGAACTTCAATCTAGTGGAACCTATGGTTCTATTCCAACGCGTAATGCTCACAAAGGACATTGATCTTTTACCGCACACTACACTTTGTGCCGGCGAAACTGGAGAAATAGTAGCGCTTGAAAGTGACCAAGGCGGCGTGTGGCAAATAGAAGTGCTGCTTGACACGTTTCATCACGGCCTACTGTCTTGGGGAAACGAAGCCCTCTTAGCGTTTCCTGAGTTATCGAGCGTTATAGTCGTTATGGAGGGGCAAGCGGTAATGTTTACTTGAGGCAGGAACCAATCTGGGACTTGTGCGTTCTTTAGCTACACTTGAGGTAACAGTGACTCGACTCACGGAGAACAAATGGCTATGACAGATACTTTCACGCTGCCGGGAGTTAACGCCCGATGGGGAGGTGCTGCTGTGGCTACAAAGGGTCTACCTGACGCTGAACAGAAATCCGTGCGTAATCTGCTATCGGCCCTGGAGCCCTTCCGAGACCTACGGGCTACAATGCCCCTGCAATACGTCACGGCCTTCTTGATCGTCTGCCACGAAGAGGGCCTAGGCGTCGGTGACTACGCCGAACGCGCTGGCGTGTCTGTCTCGGTCATGTCGCGCCACTTGCTCGACATAGGCGACCGCAACCGGCACATGGAAGAAGGCTTTGGGCTCGTCACCTACCGGGCGAACCCGATGGAGCTACGGAAACACGAGTACATGCTGACGGACAAAGGACGCGCGTGGGCCCACAAGATACTCAGGCAATGGGAGAGGTGACATGGAAATCCTCACAGGCATCCTTGGCTTGCTAGCCATAGCAATCCTGTTTCACGTTGTCATTGAACACACTTGGTTATTCATAGCGGGCTGCGTAGTGGCCTACGTGATCTACGCGTACCACGCAGAGCCGCTTGTGGGCGGCACGTTCGTAGCCGCTTACGCGGTGTTCATTGGGCTGGCGCCGTTCATCCTGCTGTGGGTTGTTGCTGGCGCAATTATCAGCGTGTTCGGGAACAAGGGAGGAAAGGGCAATGGCAATTTATCCTGAACGCCGAAACGGAAAGCTCACTGGCAAGTGGATTGCCGAGGTCACAGCTTCTGGTGACCGTCGCCGCAAGCGCTTTGACACCAAACGCGACGGTGAGCACTGGGCCGATTTCATCAAGCTCACGGGCGCCCCGCCTGTAGAGGCTGGCGTTGTCGTCGGGCCAACGTTTGGCAGCGTCAAGGCCGAGGCTCTGGAGCATCACGCCGGCTGGCAGGCTGACCGTGACCCGTCGCTCGGGCAGCGCCTGGACTATGCCGAGGCCTGCCTGGGCAAGGACACGCTCATTGCTGACGTGCGCGCCACGGACCTCGACCGCCTCGTGGGGTCCCTTAAGAACCGCCCCGGCATCAAGAGCAATGGCAAGCTGTCGGCTGGCACGATAAACCGTTACCTTGCGGCCGCGTCCGCCGTCCTGACGTTCGCCAAGAAGCGGGCGTACATCGTGGGAGTTCCATCAGTGCCCTGGCAGAAGGAAGCGGGCCACCGTATTCACTGGCTGCCGGAAGCGGCAGAGGACGCCGTAGTGGCCGCGCTGCAGGCTGCTGGTCACCCTGAGGCTGCGCTCACCGTGCGCGTGCTGATTGCCACAGGGATGCGCTGGAGCGAGTTCGCCGGCCTGGAGCCAGCAATGGTGGAGGACACCTGGATCAAGCTCACGGCGACCAAGACGGACACACCCCGCGACGTTCCGATAGACGCTGACTTGGCTAGCGATTTGCGGCGAATGTTGACCCTAAACGCCGCACCTGGATACGACACATTCCGCCACTATTTTAAGGTCGCGCTGAAAACTGCGGGGCAATCTGACGATATTTCCATCCACAGTCTGCGCCACACGACGGCGACCCGGCTGGTGCATGGTGGCGTCAACCTCGCAGTTGTGAAGGATTTCATGGGGCATTCGTCGCTGAACACGACGCTGAAGTACACCCACGTCACCAAGGGGCTGCTCGCTGATGCAGCCAAAATTCTTTCCCCACGTGCGGGGCAAACTGTGCGCGCTGCCGCGGCGGCGTTCCTTCCAGGCCAGAAGGACGTGCAAGAACTCCCTGACTTTAACGCGCATCTTTTGGAGGGACAGGAAGACGACATTTCTGATTATCCCTAGTCGGATATTCGATCCGGTTAGGTGATAGTCACCCCTTGTATAACGACTGACCTCTGCATAAGGGGCGGTCGTTTTTTGCCCTTACCCTACACACCTCGCAATAGTCACTCCGTCTCTAACAATATCAACGGCTTACGGGCGGCCCTCTTCCGCCGTTACCTAAAGCCGCAAAAACAGGAGAGCCCCATAAGATGGAAACAGCAATCCTCAGCGAGCAGGCCACAGTTGACCGCTTTAATGCGGCGCAGGCCAGAATTGAGAGAGACTTTGGGTATGGGCAGGGCGCTGGCGCCTTGGCAATCGCTCAGGCCTGCGTGGATCGTCTAGCGGTCTACATTCAGGAACGGATAACCGCTTTGTCGGACCTTACAGAGACGGCACCCGAGAAGTCATTCTTGCGGGTAATCCGCAACCTTCCTATTGAAACCATAGCCGTGTCAGCGCTGGACAGCGCCCTAAACTCCGTAGCCGTGGGAAATGGCTTACTGAAGACACGCTTCAGTATAGGGCGCGCCATCAATGGAGAGGCGTGGGCGGCTTGTCTACTTGATGAAAAGCCTAAGCTCGCCAAGCGCATTGACCGCGCCGTGCGGCGGCGCCACGGTTCCCTGAAGTACCGCGCCCAGGCTGCGCGCAGTATCGCTTTCCGTGCCGGATTTATGAAGGCGAAGTGGTCACCAACTCAGTTGGCGCAGGCCGGCCAAGTCCTTCTTAATTGTCTGTTGGTGGCACTCCCAGACATATTTGAAGTAGGGATGGAGGATTGGTCAGACGGCTATCTGACCATCACACCGGGCGCCCAGAATCTCGCAGAGCAGGCCGTAGAGTTTGCCCTCCGTCGCAACCCAGTATTCCTGCCCTGCACTACGCCCCCCAAGCCGTGGACTGGATGGACGGCTGGCGGATACTGGGATGAACGCACGCGCTTGCGGACCTCTGTAGTTCGCTCGTTCCACAAGGAAACCGCAGGCGTCATTCGCGCAGCAATCAGGGACGGCTCGATGCAGCCGCACCTTGACGCACTCAACGCGCTCCAGAATACGGCGTGGTCAATCAACACAAAGGTGCTCAATGTTCTCCAGTGGGCCTACGATAACAGTATTCCTGTGCCAGGGCTGCCTCCAAAGGAAGACTGCGCGCTTCCCGCAAAGCCCCGCGCCTGGGACGACATGGACGACGCTATGCGCCGACTGTGGAAATACCGTACTGGACAAGTCAAAGAACGAAACCGCAGTTACACCAGCGAGCGCGTGCTTTTCGCGTCTGATACTTGCACGGCTCAACGCCTTGCGGACGCAGGCCGCTTTTGGACCCCCCTCAACTGCGATTGGCGAGGCCGTGTATATGGCATCTGTCACTTCAATTTCCAAAGAGACGACCGCGTAAGAGCGCTCTTCCTGTTTGCCGACGGGCAACCGATTGGCGAAGAGGGCTTGAGGTGGCTGAAAATTCACGTCGCTAACTGCGGCGACTTCAACAAGATTTCAAAGCGTTCACTGGAGGAACGTGAAGTATGGACGGACGTAAATATAGCGGAGATAAACGCGTGTACGGCGGACCCGCGTGGAACCGTCAAGTGGTGGGCGTCAGCCGACAAGCCGTTCCTCTTCCTCGCTGCTATTATGGAACTGTCGGATGCTCTACGTGGGGGGCCTTCTTGGATCACACGGCTGCCTGTGTCCTTCGACGGAAGCTGCTCCGGTCTCCAACACCTAGCGGCGATGACACGGGACGCGAATACCGCGAACTTAGTGAACCTGACGCCGTCACCGCTTCCGCAGGACGTGTATCAGACGGTAGCATCAGCCGTTACGGCCCGTGTTGCCCTGGATGTGGAGAGTGGCGTCCCGAATGCGTCTGCGGCGATTGAGTTCGGAATTGACCGCAAGATGGTCAAGCGGAACGTGATGACCTACAGCTACTCTTCAAAGAAGTTCGGCATGGCGAAGCAGCTTCAAGAAGACCTCATGCGCCCCTTAGCCTTCGACGTACTCTCAGGAAAACTCGATGAACACCCTTTTGGCGCTGACGATGGACGCCCTGCGGCTAAGTATCTGGCTTGCCATATTTATGATGCTATCGAACAACTGGTGACCTTGCCAGCGCAGGCGATGGTCATGTTGCAGAAGTGCGCAAGAGCATTGGCACATGAAGGCAAGCCGCTGACATGGACGACCCCGCTTGGGCTTCCGTGGATAAACCGATACCACGCCCCCGTTCTTAAGCGCGTGGGCTTGTGGCTACGAGACACCCGCATTCGTACCGTTGTCGCTGAAGGCAGCGAGAAGGCAATCGACAAAGACAAAGCGGCGAACGGCGTGGCTCCGAACTTCGTCCACGCGCTTGACGCGGCGCACTTGTTGATGGTGACGAACGCTTGCGTTTCGGAAAACATTACACAACTCGCAACGGTTCACGATAGCTTCGGGTGTCTTGCACCACAGGCTACGCGGTTCAATCAGATCATAAGAGAGCAGTTCGTAAAGCTCTATGCAGACCACGACGTTCTTGCGGAGGTCACAGCACAGGCGAGCCATGACCTAACCGTACACAACAGGAATAGATTGCCAGAAGCGTTACAATACGGAACGCTGAACATAAGGGAGGTACTCTGTGCGCCGTTCGCCTTTGCCTAAACCCGGAACACTCCGAGAGGACGGTTACCAATACTGCGGGCAAGGAAAGCTGCGCAGCGGACGCCTGTATGAGTTGTGGCGCTCTCCAGCGTACATGGCTAAGGCGCGGTTTTGTGCGAACATGCAGAGCGCCCGCATAGCAGCTAAAGAAAAGGGACTGCCGTTTAATCTTACGGCGGCGTACTTGCAAAGTATCTTTCCTGCGGACGGTCTTTGTCCAATTTTACGTACCCCTATGGTTCGGGGTAGCAAGCATCAAGGTAACAACTCACCTTCTCTTGACCGACGCGTCCCCGAACTCGGCTACGTCATCGGCAACGTCGGCTTCGTCTCCAACCGCATCAATCAACTCAAGGGCTCCTGCACGCTTGCAGAGCTTGAGCGGCTTGTTGCCCACATCAAAGGACAATCAACATGACGCGTAACGAAGAACGTGCCCGCGCCTACTACTGGCTGTGGGGTTGCTTGCCGCTCGACATGGCGGCGATGCTGGTCGAGGACGGCTACATCCTCGAAGAGCTTTATGCGCTCTGGGACAAAGAGTTCATCTGGCCTGGAGCCCACACATGACTGACACACGCCCCATCGGCGTGCACGCCGGCGACAACAAGTTCGGCCTCCAGCGCTGTCCTATGTGTGGACGCGGACCAAGCAACGCGCTGCACACCGCAAGCAACTTCATGTTCCGTGATGGCCGGTCGAGCATTGAGTATCGGGTTTCAGCGCTTTGCCAGGATTGTCAGGACGACGTGTTCGGAAACTTTGACATAGAGAAGAGGGACGAATGAACAAGCCAAACATCATCATCCGTATGGGCGCCGCTCACTGGGATGCGCGCGTGCGCGACAGCAAGGGCAACTTCATTAACTTCAACTTCAGACGTATGGAGAAGAAAGCCCGCAGCACGTTCCACCGTGAACTGATGAACGCCTTCCGCGCTTCGCGGGTTGTTGCGTAAACTCTACACAACAGGAAACACATGCTCAAATACTTAGGCGCGCTAGGCCTCGCCGCTTTTGCGGCTGGCGCCATACTCGCTTTAATCACAATACTGAACACGCCTCCCGCCTACGGAGGCACCTACAGTGACGCCACCGTCGTCAAAGTCAGCATTGGAGAAGGGCACGGCTCTGGCGTCTACATCGGCAACAACGAAATCCTCACTGCGGCGCACGTCGCAAAGGAAGGCGTAGCAGCCGGCTTCACAGTCAAGGACCTCAACGGCAACGAAGTACACGCCGTCGTCTTGTGGTTCAACGAAGTGGCGGACGTTGGGCTGCTCAAGCTCGACGCCCCGCTGAAGAACGCAGTGCCAGTTCCGCTGGCCTGCAAAACCCCCGACGTGAAGATCGGAGATTACGTCAAGACCATTGGTTACCCTCTAGCCCTCGACCGCATTCACACCTGGGGGCGTGCAGCTAGTGAAGTGCTTGCGCGTGACGGCGCACACGGTCCTGGTCAAGTTAACTTTATCGCGGACCTGACAACCGCCCCCGGCAACAGCGGTGGCCCACTCTTTGACATTGCCGGTAACCTAGCCGGCATCACAGTGGCTTCCGTCGTGTCATTATCTGCGGGGCCGTTTGGTGTCGTGACATCATTCACTATGCTCACCTACATCATCCCCAAGTCAGTCATTTGCCGGGAGCTTGCTACAGAGCTTGCTTCAAAGCACACCGCTCCGGTTAAGGCTGAACCAACAACTGAAGGAACACTATGAGCGCGAAAGATTTGCTGCAGAAGGCCGAAGCCCTCATTGCGGAAGCTATGGGCACCGAAACCGCTGCCACTCCGACGGCTCCGGCGCCAGTGACTGCTACTGCGCCGGTTACCACTCAGCCGTCGCTCACTGAGACCAACCTTGAGGCGGCGCGGATCGCCAAGGCCTCTGAGGCAAAACAGTAAGTCCATAAGCTAACCCTATACAACAGGAAACACATGGCGAAACAAGATAGTATTCCGTTCGTTACCCCGTGGTTCAAGGCACGTTATCCGAAGATTTCGGAGCCTGACACCAAGGGCAAATACGCTGACGGCAAGTTCAAGACAGACGCCGTCCTCGAGGACACCGACTACGTTGCGGTCGAGAAGACCCTGAACGCTGCTGCCAAGCAGTTCTGGCCGGACGCTGACATTGTCACCACACCGCTCAAGACGTTCTACAAAAACGCCGAGGACAAGAAGGCGAAGAAGAACGACGAGGGGCGTGGCTTCGTGCTCAAGTCGAAGTATCGCTCTGCGGTGTTCGACAGCAAGAAGAAGGCGCTCCCAGAGGGCGTCAAGATTGGCGGTGGATCAATCATTCGCGTTGCGTCCGCAATCTTCCCCTGGTCGAAGTCCGAGAAGGTCAAGGTCAAGGGCGCTGACGGCAAGTTCACCGTCGAAGAGAGCACTGCGTACGGCGTCAGCCTGCGGCTAGGCGACGTGCAGGTTCGCAAGCTCGTTGAGTTCCAGGCGCAAGGCGATGGCTCGGCGTTTGACGAAGACGAGGGCGGCTTTGAGTACGAAGGCAACACTGAGGCTGGTGACCAGTTTGACGCCGGCTCTGCGACTGATCTGTAATGGCCGAACCGCTTCTGATCCAGGCCCGTTATCGCAACGGTCTGGAGAAGCGGGTTGGTGAGCAACTGAGCAATGCGGGTGTCTCGTTTGATTACGAGCCCCGCACTGTCTCTATCTCAGTCCCGCAACGTAAGGCGACCTATCTCCCTGACTTTTGGGCCAAGGGCAGGCCCATCATCATTGAGACCAAGGGCTACTTCTACAACGGCGCCAAGGACCGGCAGAAGCTAATCCTCGTGAAAGAGCAACACCCCGAACTCGATATTCGGATTTTGTTCTCCGACGCCAACAAGAAAATCTACAAGAACTCTCCGACCACTTACGGAAAGTGGGCGACCGACCACGGCTTCACCTGGGCGGACAAGGGCATTGTGCCTGAGAGTTGGCTGAAGGAAATGAAGGAACACAAACGATGAATGCTCCCTGGGCATGGTCTGAAGGCCCGTCAATCGTAAAAGATATGTCTCTGAAGCCGCAGGCCAAGACAATCCTTCGGCACCTACGCAAGCACGGGCATATCTCCCCAATGCAGGCAATCGTTGTGTACGGCATCGCACGTCTTGCTCCCTGCATCTTCGACATTCGCAATGTCGGCTACCAAGTGGACACGCAGATCAAGCACGACGCGCAGGGACACAAGTACGCCAAGTACACGATGGCGAAGGTGAATTGAGTGGGGCTGCTGCTAGACCCGAAAGCGTTCAACTACCTAATCATGGGCTTGTACGCCCTGAACGCTTCACGGTGGGCTGTTCAAGGTAGCTATGCAGACGTTTGCTATTGGCTCTCAGCCTTTGCAATCACGGCAACCGTTACCTGGGGGTATCAGCATTGAGTTCCTACCTCACCGGCTTAGTTGGCCTGATCTATTGCGCCGTGGCGGCGACTGAATGGATTGCCGGCCGTCACGGCTTCTCACTCATGTTCGTTGGCTACGCGTTAGCGAACGTCGGCGTTATCTGGAGCATGAATGTCTGATGAAGCGCACGTTACCCGCAAAGGCCCGTGCCCGAAGTGTGGATCACACGACGCCAACGCCTTCTACAGCGACGGCGGTGAGCACTGCTTCAGCATGGGCTGTAGCCACCACGTCCACGGAGGAAGCGCTATGGAAATGGTCTCAAAACGAGAGCCCGACGTACAGGACTGGACGCCACTGGACGTGGACGTTCGCGCCGTACCTGGACGTGGACTGACCAAGGAAACTTGTGAAGCCTGGGGCTACGGCTGGACCGAAGTTGACGGCGCCCAGTGTCACGTAGCGTCCTACCGCGACGAGAAGGGAAAGCTAGTTGCACAGAAGATACGCGCCAAGGGCAAGCAGTTCTCCATCGTTGGCAACGGCAAGAACATGCCGCTGTACGGACAGTGGAAGTTCAACGCCGGCAAACACCTCGTCATCACTGAGGGCGAGCTTGACGCACTGTCAGTCTCGCAGGCGATGGACAACAAGTGGGCTGTGGTCTCGCTCCCGAACGGCGCTCAATCGGCAGAGAAGGCCATAACGAACGCGTACGAGTGGCTCGACAAGTTCGACCGCATCGTTCTCATGTTCGACATGGACGCGCCGGGACAGGAGGCGGCCGAGAAGGTCGCTGCGCTGCTCCCGGTCGGCAAAGCAGCGATTGCGGTGCTCACGGAGAAGGACGCAAACGCGGTCCTGATGGAGCATGGCCCTGCGCCGATTATCCGTTCGTTCTGGAACGCACCGACATGGAGGCCAGATGGCATCAAGCACGCGAAAGACATTCGAGAAGCCTTCCTCAATCCGCCGGAAGTCAGGGGCATCCCGTACCCGTGGCACGAATGGAACGAAGTTCTCGGCCAAATGCGCTTGGGAGCACTTGTTACGCTCACTGCCGGAACCGGAATTGGAAAATCTACTCTCCTGCGAGAGTTGCTCTATCACGCACTGATCACGCACGGTCAAGCCGTTGGCGCACTGTTTCTAGAAGAGAGCAACGTCGAGACGATGGAAGCCCTCGTCGGCATAGCGCTAGACAAGAACATTCTGATGGACCGTTCGCTGGCGTCAAAGGAAGACACTGCAGCGGCCTACGAGTTGCTCACTGAGAAGCCTTTGTATCTCTACGACCACTTCGGCTCAAACGAGGTGGACAACGTCTGCGAAAAGATACGCTACCTCGCCAAGGTCTGCGGCGTGCATTGGATATTTCTCGACCATATCTCCATCCTCGTCTCGGGGCTGGAGGGTGACGAGCGGCGAACGCTAGACATGGCGATGACGAAGCTGAACTCGCTGGCGAACGAACTCAACATCGGCCTGTTCTGCGTAGTGCATCTTAAGCGCCCTAGTGGTGACTTGGGGCACGAAGACGGCGCTGAAGTTCACCTGGGGCAACTCAGGGGCTCGCACAGCATCGCGCAGCTATCTCACGCGGTCATCGCTCTCAACAAGTCAAAGGATGATCCGCACGGCATGAACGTGGTGCCTGTGTGCATCAAGAACAGGAGAAATGGCGGGCGCAAGGGACCTATGGGGACACTGACGTACTCAAGGGACACTGGGCGGCTTTCGGACTGCGTGTTCTAAATGAAAGGAACCAACTGATGATTTGGGTACTGCTACTCTTTCCGTTTGTTGTGTTAGGCGTCTTGGGGCTTGTGCTAGTAGGCGCGCGCATCGCTTTTGGTAAGTGGTGAAGCGCCTCCTATTCGACCTCGAAGGCAACGGCCTTCTTCCCGAACTAACCAAACTCCACTGCATCGCCGTCACTGACGTTGACACAGGTCAGCCCGTGGGTTCCTGGGGGCCTAATGAAATCCCCCAGGCCCTAGAGACGATGGCGACGGCTGACAAGCTGATCGCCCACTACGGTCTTGGCTACGACTTTCCGGCGCTTGAGAAGCTCTATGACTTCCGGGTCCCCATTGAGAAACAGGTGGACACGGTTGTCATCAGCCGGCTCAAGCACCCGAACATCAAAGAGACCGATGGCAAGTGGAACGGCGTACGCATCGCTCGCGGCCAAGCGCCGATGGGTGCTGACTTTGGGAAGCACACGATTGCCGCTTGGGGCCTCCGACTTGGAGTACCGAAGCTTCACACCGACATTGAGGACTGGTCCGAATGGACGAAGGAAATGCAGGAGAGGTGCATTGGCGACGTTGCTACTGCGCTGAAGCTGTGGAAGTACCTGGACCCGGACAAATACAGTCAATCTGCTATCGAGCTAGAGCATCGTGTTGCTCGCCTGTGCCTGAAGATCACTGCATTCGGGTGGCCTTTCCATGCAGAGAAGGCCCACACGCTTCACACGACCTTGATTGACGAGAAGTTCAAGGTTGAGAAGGAACTGAAGCTTCAGTTTGGAAGCTGGTGGAAGAACCTAGGCGAGTGGACACCCAAGCGGCCCGACAAGAAGCGCGGGTACTGGGGGGAGACGACTGAAGTTGACGCCGTCATCAACGAAGAGATTGACGGCAAACTGACCACCCGCGTCGTCAAGCAGAAGGTCTTCAAGGGCTACCCCTGTACGAAGATTGAACGCATTGACTTCAACCCAGGCAGCCGTGACCACATTGAACTATGCCTGAAGCGGCTAGGCTGGAAGCCGAAAGAGCACACGCCAACTGGCAAAGCGCAGCTTGACGAAGAAATCATTGATGGCGTCGTTGCACAATTCCCACAGGCTATCGGGCTCTCCCGTTACCTGATGCTAGACAAGCGTCTCGGGATGCTGGCTGACGGCAAGGGTGCGTGGCTGAAGACCGTCAAAGACGACGGCAAGATGCACAACGACTACAATCCGATGGGCGCCATTACGTCGCGCGCTTCTCATTTCAATCCCAACATCGCTCAAGTGCCGGCTGCCTCTTCTGAGTACGGCCACGAATGCCGAGAACTGTTCTACGTCCCTCTGGGATGGGAAATGGTCGGCGGTGACATGAGTGGGCTGGAAGGTCGCTGCTTTGCGCACTATCTGGCGAAGCATGACGGCGGCGCCTACGGGGAGCAAGTCCTATCCGGTGACCCACATTGGGCCGTCGTCAAGGGCGTGGGCTTCCTCGACTGCGAACGCGACAAGGACAACCAGCTTCACACCGTAATCCGTGAAGCCGGCGCCAAGCGTCTATTCTACGCCATGCTCTACGGGGCTGGCGACGAGAAAGCCGGCCGCATCATCCTCGACGCCTGCAGGCTTGCCCGCAAGACCAACCCCGAGTGGGGCTTCGTCTACGAGCACTTCTTTGGCAAGGATGAAAGCCCTGGCCCTAAGCTCCTGAAGACCGTGGGGCCAAACGCCAAACGCGGCGTCGTCCAGGGGATCAAGGGCTTCGACAGACTGAAGGGTGACCTTCAGACCCTCGTAGCAATCGGATGGCTACCCGGCCTCGACAAGCGCCGCATCCCCATTCGTTCTGAACACGCCGCACTCAACACTCTGCTGCAAAGCGCCGGAGCAATCCTGTGCAAGCAGTGGATTTGCGACGCATACGACGCACTCATTGCAGATGGTCTGAAATGGGGTTGGGATGGAGATTTCGGATTTCTTGGATGGATACACGATGAATTACAGATTGCCTGCAGAAACGGATTGGGAGACAGAATTGGCGCAACACTTACCACAGCAGCGAGGAACGCAGGTGAACAGTTTAAGTTCCGCATTGCCCTCGACAGCGAGTACAAAATCGGGCGGACGTGGGCGGACACTCACTGACAACCCAGGGCTCGAACAGCAGCTAATCGCGCTTCTCGACTTCGCGTGGCAAGAGGGCTTCACAGTCCAGAGCCGCTACGCGCGAGCAGAGCATCCCGAACTGGTTGCTATGGCCGCAAGCCTCCAACTTATCACCACGCGGGTCAACAGGGACGTGTTCTCACGGACTTGGCAGATCACCGCAAAGGGCCACAGGTGGCTCAATGAAGCAAAGGAACTAGGATGAACACGGCTGAACTGAATATCACTGCGCTGGTGACGGCCGCTTCGGCGCTGCTAGGCACTGAGAAGGCGAACGTGCTGAGTGAGCTTTACACGCTACTCGATAACGCTGAGAAGATTGGGTTTGCTGACGGCGAGAAGAGCGTCGAGCGTGCCGCGCAGCGCGGGTATGAAGCTGCGTATAGTGACCGTCTGACTGACACACGGCACGAGGGCTACAAGAATGGCTACGCCGACGGCATGGAGAACTGTAGCGCGGAAAGTTACGACATTGGCTACGACGACGGCTTTGCTGACGGCGTAGCAGACGCTGAGACATACGGCAAGGATATGTACGACGCCGGCTACGAACAGCGTGGCGACGATATGGGTGAGTGCCCGATTGTTGACCAAGAGTGGGACGTTGACGGAGAAGGCTACCTGCGCCGCGCTGTCACCGCAATGATGGACTAATGGCCCGCTCGATACTCCTTATCGACGGGGATCAATACCTGTGGCGTGCCTGCGCGGCAACTGAACGTGACGTAAAGTGGGACGACGAAAACCACGTCTTGGCCTCTAACGAGGTTGAGGCGTGGGACACTGTTGCGGGGTCTCTGAAACTTATCAGTGACCACTTCAACAACAAGGACCTCGTTGTCACGCTGAGCGACTACAGCAAGCCGTGCTTTCGCTACTCGATTGACCCCACATACAAGGGCAACCGCAAAGAGACCCGCAAGCCTCTTTGTTTCTGGGACGTGCGCAAGCGTCTCGAAACCGAACACCAGTGCGTCATGTTCCCAGGCCTCGAAGCCGACGACGTGATGGGCATTCTGGCGACCAAGCCGGGACCGGACGACAAGATCATTGTCTCGCGTGACAAGGACATGAAGACCATTCCAGGGAAGCTCTGGAACGGTTTGGACTTCAGCTTCATCACTGAGGCCGAGGCAGACTACTACCACCTGTATCAGACACTCATTGGCGACGTTGCTGACGGCTACAAAGGCTGTCCAGGCATTGGGCCGAAGAAGGCTGAAGTGCTTCTTGGTGCCGTTGATACAAACACCGTTCTGAAAGGTGCGGAAGGAAACGAGCTTATCCGTCTGCGGTACTGGGCGATAATAGTGGCGACATACATTAAAGCCGGTCTCACCGAAGACGACGCGTTACGCCAAGCACGCCTCGCTCGCATACTGCGCTGGAGTGACTGGTGCTCCAAAACAAAAACGCCGATCCTATGGACGCCGTGAGTAGAAGGACGCTCTACTTTACGTGGGCGAACATGCACAAGCGGTGCCGAACGTCTGCTCATTACATCAGAAAGGGGATCACCGTTTGCCCTGAATGGGGCAGCTTTGAAAAGTTCGTAGAGGACATGGGGCCTAAACCGGCAGGACTGACACTTGACAGAGAAGAAAATACCAAAGGGTACAACGCAAAGAACTGCCGATGGACGGACTTGATAACACAAGCCAACAACACTGAGCGAAACGTGTTCATCACGTATGGTGAAGAAACCAAAACTCTAGCGCAATGGGGCCGCGCACGCGGGCTTACATACAATACTGTGGCACACCGCTTAAAGCGCGGTTGGTCAGTAGAAAGGCTGTTGAATACTCCGCCAATGAAAAACCAATATGAGGCCGTTTAATGGACGCCTACTACTGCCTAGAGGACAGAGGCACGTCCTGTCTGCCACGGGAATGCAAAGATGTACGGTGTGACGAGTGCCCGAATAGGGACAAGATAATCCCCAAGAAGCCGGCTGCGGAAGACGCAGGGTTCTTTGAGAGCATACGCGGTATTCTGCACACTGAAGCCCGCAGCCGTGGTGACCAAGTCGGCCACCCTTCGCACTACGCGCGCTGGAAGATGGAGCCAATCGAGTTCATCGCCATCAACGATCTGCCGTGGTGGCTGGCGAACGTCATCAAGTACACAATGCGCTTTGACGCCAAAGACGGTTTACAGGACTTGTATAAGGCCCGCAGCTATCTCGACATGAAGATACGGACACTGGAAGGACACCCGAGGTTCTGGGAGAAGCCAGTGGCTGAAGAAAGGAAACTGAATGTATCTTGAAGGTGCTGACGCAGATGACGTTGTAACTCAAACAACTTATTCCAGAAAAGGTTGGATAGGCGTTGATCTGGACGGCACGTTGGCTCATTACCACACATGGGGAAACCTTCTCGCATTTGGTGACCCCGTGATCCCGATGGTCGAGCGCGTGAAGCAATGGCTCCGTGAAGGCCACGAAGTCCGCATTATGACCGCCCGCGCGGCGCCGCCGTACTACCCGGCGACGTTGACGTTCACGGACGTGGAGAAGGCAATTCAAGATTGGACTGAGGAACACATTGGGCAGCGTTTGCCAGTGACATGCTCCAAGGACCTCAACATGATCGAGTTATGGGATGACCGCTGCGTACAGGTGGAGCCCAATACGGGTGAGCCGACGACGTACTGGGTCAGTCGCGTCTGACCACGATTGCTTACCGAGACGGGGTCTTGGCAAGCGACAGCAGACTTACACTGGGCGAAGAGATTTGTACCAACAAGTGTAAGAAGATTTGGCGACTATCTGACGGGGGGCTCTTCGGGGCCTCTGGCAACAACGAGAGCGGCTTGATTGTTCTCAAGGCGCTCCAGAAAGACATGCCTCTCCCCACGCTGGAAGGCGAAATGTACGCCGTCCACATTCGCCCGAACGGACGCATCTATGTGTCTGAGGGCCGGCTGTGGGACCATTGGCCTGAGAAGTTCATTGCCTTTGGGAGCGGTGGCGCCGCTGCACGCGCTGCGCTGTTAAGCGGCGCAGACGCCGTGATGGCTGTGAAGGCCGGCATAGCGCTGGACGTTTACAGCGGGGGGCGTGTGCAGAAGCTGGAACTGAAAAGGAAACGCAAATGAGCATTAACCAACCGGGAGTGGTTGATCTGGCCGTATTCGAGCGCACGAATGAGCAGAAGATACTGGCGTGCCTGGAGCGTAGCGAGAAGCTGCTGGAGAAGCTGGCGGCCGCGCTTCCGGCGCGCAACTACGCAGGCAAGAAGTGAGAACGCTAGCCACATGTGAAGCAAAGAGCATCCTGAGGGTCCATACGTCCCTGGTGTATCAATGGGCCAATGCGAACCCTGAGGCAACCGTAGTGGACCCAAAGGTCCGTGGGGCGCTCTTGGACATGCTCTCACGAATGTTTGAGCTTGTGGAAGAACTCCCTGTGGGGAAGCCGAAGACAAATTGAAAAAAACCGATGCGCTCTGGAGAACCCAGGGTCGCATCGGTTTTTTTGGAGTTATACGCAGACGCGTATATTCGTGTTTTATACGCAGACGCGTATAACTTTGTTACAGCTTTGCGTCTACAGCCGCGTGAATGACAAGCTGTGCCGCTTCATCTGCAGCAGTCGCTACTAGTTCTTTAGCTTCAACTTTGTCAGCCCGAAGCTTTTCTAACGCCGTGATTTGGGCGATGACACACTTCTCTTCGGCTCTAAGCCTCGCCAGTTTCTTCTCACGCCGTCTCTGTATAAAGCGCACTCTCCAGTTCTGCACTGTCCGCGTTTCATACACTGAGAGCGCCCAGTAAATAGCGCCCAGGAACGCCGCGATACCTGCAGCAAGAGGTGGGAGCCACCCAAAGTACGCTGCGGTGACACTGCCTATAGCAGCGGAATGCCCTAACGGGGACAGTTCATCGGGTAACATTATTTACCCCTCTTAGGGCGCCATTTCGGGTCGTAGGGGCACAAAGCTACGCCGGCTGCATTGTTGCCGACGCTCTGCTCTATGGTTCCTGGGGTGTCCTTGTGGGACCAGCGCACAGGATTGAAGCTCTCACAGGCGACGTTAGTCCCTTGAGAACCTGTCCGGGTCGTGGCGCAGGCTCCAAGCGTGAGGCTTAGGGCCAACAAGGATAGGGTGAGAATTGAACTTCTTGTCAGCCGCCAAACGTGCGGCGTTAGCTTTATCGACCGCATTGGCGGCTTCCTTTTCAAGTTTTGCAGTGTATGCGCGGTGGTCATTGTAAGCACCCGCAGCGTAAATTCCGCCCACTAACGAGAGCGCCAGTGCGGCAACGCCGACGACACGCCCGATGGGGCTCAATAAAAATGAGAGAACTGCTAGCATTTCGTTAATCGTCTCTGTTGCACCAGTCGCGTTCATAGCGACGGCGGTTGATTAAGCCTTGGAGCACCTTGCCGTTGGCTCTTGTGTAGTTCATAAGCCCGTCGCAGGCTTCACGGACCCGATGGGCGTTGAGATTGTGGGCCACGGATGACTTGCACAGAGCGCCGCCGCCGACGTTGTATGTGAAGCTGATAATTGCTGCGCGCCTATGCGGGGGCATGGGGACGTGGACGCAGCGGTCTACTTGAGCCTCGTACTTGGGGAGGTCCTTGAGCAGCCGCGCCTTGCACTCTTCGGGGGAGAACCGCTGACCTATGCGTAGGTCTGGGTCGTCGTAGTTGGTTTGGCCTATGCAGGCCGTAATGACACCCGGAGGGTCTATGCGCTGATGCTTGGCTGTTAGGTCCATGCCTTCCCAGTTTACGAGAGCAATCACGGCTAGCGCAGCGGCGCCGAGTGCGCCCTTTTTCGTATTGGCAGCCATGTCAGTCCTTGGATTGTTTTGTGACGCGAGCAATCAAGATGGCGACGCTCATGCCTATGCAGAGCAGCGCAAACTGGACTGGGGGGACGTAGTCTTGGAACGCAGGCAACGCGACGTAGAGCCCAGAAAACGCAGCCCAGAAGAGTTGAAGACGGACGCTCCAGAGCAGGTGTAGACGCGCGTGGTCGTCTATGAGGCGGGAGAGGACCCAGGATTTCATGGCGGTTCTGCTGAGTTGGAGGGGGTCCCAGGGTGCCTGTGGAGTGTGATTAACGCACCCACGGGCTTCCCTGAGGCTCGATAGTTGTAGGTTGTGTAGGATTACGGCAACGAAGCCCCAACGGTCGCCAGGACGGACGTAATCGAACTGTCGATCTGCCCGGTTTGATTAGGAGGCGCATTAAGGCTCAACGTACCGTTACAGGCGTTGACGCGGGAAATTTCAGTTAATATCGAAGACGCTGAAATAACCGTGTAGTTTGCGTCATGGAAGCACGGCCCGCACCCACTAACGCCACCCTGATTTTTGGCTGCAATCGCCAGAAATTCTTCTGCGTACTGTGAGTTGCCAGACTGGATAGCATCAGACGATGTAGCATAAGCGCCTTCGGTGACTACGCTGAAGATTTCAAATTCTGCAACGTCTTGACTGGCGTAACTATGCGTGTGGTCGTCAACTATACAAAGACAAGTTGGCTGTATGCTCTGAACGAAGGCTCGCATGTCCCCCGCGCTTGACCAAGGACCATAAGTTCCGTACCCGGCGCTTCCGGTGTACGAGGGTGTCCCAAAACCCCAGTTGTTTGTGTCAAACCAAAATACGCCAATCGGGCCGTACTTCGTGAGCAGTTCTATAATTATGGCTTGGTTGTAGGCGCGATAGGCTGCCTGCGTGAACGTCCCACCGCTGATGTTGTGCTCAAAATTAAGGTCAGCGGTGGATATATAGAAACCTGGGATTATTCCAAGTGCCCTACACCAATTAACAAACTCCGCAACAATGTCAGGACTTCCATTGGCCGCGTACCAAGTACTCGAAGCAATCCCAAACGTAGTGTTTGACGAGGGGTAAGGCAGAAACCCCATTGCGTGCTTTATCGTCAAAATCGCGTATTTCATTTTCGCGGTTTTGTAGGTGCTAATCCACTGGCCGACGTTCAGGCTTGTTGGATTAAAGACATTTGGGCTCGTGGTGGGGTCGTATGCAGAGTAACCGTTCCCCGTAAAGGTGTTGATACCAAAATGGATGAACCCGCCAAACTTTTTGCTGACGTAATCAGCCGCCCCGCTGAATATCAACGGGGGATGACCAACAGAAAGAAGTCCTGCTGGCATCACACGTTCCAATAAGCATGTTGGTCAGCGTAATAGGCTGCAAGATACGAACCGAGATTAACGCCTGATGCTCCAAGGCCAACTTCTGCAATAGCGCCTTTCCAAAAGTTTGACCCTAAAATTTGTCCAATACTCCATTTACCAGTGCCGGTGCCCAAAGAGCCGATCGTCCCACCTGTTTGAACGTTGTCAATCTGGACAAGCTGAAGTCCAGACCCTGTTGTATCGTAATTGATTATCAATGAATGTGCGACACCATCGGTCGCTGCTGCGGATACTGAGGCGCCACCATAAGCGAACATAGTGTTAGAATGTGTTCCGCCAGAGTTCGCTCCTATCTGGAGCAAGGTGCCATCGTCTGCGAATACGTCCTGTTGGGCGCCATTGTTGGTACTTTTTGCAACCGCTAAAGCCCCAAAAGGGTCAGAAATCGTACTACCAGAAGAATTAGAAAGGCACTGTGAAGTGCCATTAAAAATCATCACCGGCTTAGAGTTAATGCCGGTCATGTTTATCGTCGGCATATTTGCTACAGTGCCTTGGGTCAAATGTTTTGTGCTAACTTGATCGTAAATCTTGGCGACTGACGCAGTTCCGTGTGCGGTGATCCAAGATGAAAGCGTTGAGCTATCTAACGCACCAGTGGTCAACACGTTGATGGTAGCCGCGTTTGCGCCGCCACTGTCAACAATGTCTATAGCCGCAGCTGTTCTTAATGCATAAGCGTTACTGTACGCGCGAAGCGCCCAAAAGTTACCCAAAGCATTAACGTCGCCGGGGCCTGAGTAGCTGCTTCCGCCCCCACCTGCTGCGCCGAAGATGGCGGGGCTCTGAAACCTTCTCAGACGAATACTCATGTGAAGTTACCTACGCCAATAACGGAAACGCCCGTGCCAGTTGTGACTTTCCAGCCACCTACGCCACCAGAGCTAACGGCGCCCACCGGAACATAGAACGGAGCGAGGGTCGGAAGTGCGGTCGTGCCGCCACCAGCAAATATGGTTATGGCAGAGCCAGAACCGTCTGTGATCGAAACGACGCCAGCGGCGGCTGTCGCGGGGATAATCAGAACGCCGTCGAGATAGTCTCCCGAGGCTCCGGTAGCGCCAAACAGTGTAGCAGACGCGCTAGCCGCAACAGACTTGTACGTCATCGAGGCTGAAACAACCGGAGCCGAATTATTAGGGGTCGCACGACCGTTCGCGTTAACGCCTGCCGCTATATTAGTGTCAATCTTGCCGCCTGTTGAAGTGAGTAGATTGCCAGCGCCGTCCGCAAGACGAACAACGCCGATGACCTTCGTGGTCTCGGCGGCAAGGGTGGCAGCAGCTTGCACGGCGAACGTGCCGGCGTTGGTGACTGCGTGAGACGCTACAGTGAGCGTGCCCGCAAGCAGCTTAACGATACCGCGCAGGTACTGTTGAAACGTGCCCGCCGCGTCAGTGATGACGGCAGCACCTGTGGTGATACCGTGAGTGGCGTTTGCACCGTCAAGGAGCGTCTGGCCGAGGGTAGTGACATTGCCGGTACCGCTGTCGGGGAGACCGTTAGTTAAATGGACAACTGGGTCCGACATTTGTTAAAATCCTAAAAAGAAGTAGGTTAATGTGTGGGGTGAGCCACCGCCTATGCCGATTGCTACTTGGATTTTTCCAAATTCAGCAAGCAACACAAGGTCTGTTAGTTGTTCAAACCCAAGCGGAGCGTAAGGTGCTGAGGTGTTCAAAGCGGTTTGTATCTTCAGAAATTCAGCCAGCAGAACTAAGTCTTGAATAGTCTCAAAGTCCGTTGGCGTGTACGGCGTTGAATTGTTTATGGCCGTAGCGATGTTCTGAAATTCAGTAAGAAGAACTTCGTCCGTTATGTGTTCAAAATCTGTGGTGGTGTAGGCCATTGAATTTTTAGAACCCTAAATAATAGAAGTAGCTGATAGGGGCAGCGGCCGCCGCCACAGTTATAGTGAAAGCCGGGCCGCAATTTACCGTATTGCCTACGTTGTCATGCAGCACAATTTGAATACCGGGATAGCTCCCGCCGCTGCTGTCAGTGCTGTCCGTGCCTAGGATGATGCCTGTGCCGGAACTCATAGTCATGCCGTGTGGTAGTGATCCTGTTACGGTGTAACTGTACGGCGACGTTCCTCCAGACGGTGACGGCGTTGCGCCTGTGTAGGCGGTGTTGTAGATCGCGTTTACGACGGGCGTATAGCTGCAAGCTAAGTCTGACGTAATCGGCCCGAGGCCGTTTGACGTAGCGCTGGCAGAGCCGGCTGAGTTTATTGCCGTGACTACGCAGGTAACCGTGGCGCCCACATCACCTGAGACAAGCGTGTAAGTGTTCGCGGTTGCGCCGGCGATGACAGAGCCGCTGTCCTTCCACTGATACGTGAAGCTCGTGGGCGTGTTGGCCCATGCCCCATTCGTCGTACTAAGGGCGTTGCCAACCACAACAGCCCCAGAGACTACTGGGGGAGTGCTGTTAGTAGGCGCCACAACGATAACGGCGCCACTAGTAATGGCTGCCGTAGCCGCGCTCGCAGCGCTCGCTGAGCCCTTAAGGTTAGTACCCGTGACCACGCAATCGAGCGTGTACCCTACGTCGCCGGAAACTGGCACGTAGGTAGACGCTGTGGCCCCACCGATGTTGCTGCCAGATTGCTGCCATTGATAGGTGAACGTCGGGTAGTACGTCCACGTACCGGGCGCGCACGTCAGCGTCTGCCCGACTTGTGCAGCGCCCGTGATAGTCGGGAGCGCTGTGTTAGCAGGAAGAACCGGAATGTCCCCGTCTGCCATAGGCAGAGCGTATGGGTAATTGGTGCTATTACCGAAGAAGAATGAAATTATGGAGGCCATTTAGTAGCACTCCCATTCCCGGTAATCACCGTAACCGTCTTCATCAGGAAACAGGAGACACGGCTGCATCACAGCGGTGTCAAGTTCGCCTTCGTCAGCCAGCATCTGAATGTCTGACAGGATTTGCTGATAGCGACCCTCGAACGTGGTCACGCGTTTGTCTGTGAACCATTCAGCCGCGCTTGTGAGCGCTGCGTACACAATGAGGTCCCAGGCAATCGTGGAGAGGGTGTTTGTGTCAGACCCGTTCACAAGCGGAGTGGCCTGCGCGTAGTAGTCGATGCGTATCTCGTCTCCAATGGCAGGCATAGGCCCGAGGACCCACACGACACCCTGCCGACAGAAGTTCTCTGGGCAATCAATGTAGAGAGCCAAGCGCATAGCCTTCGTAATGCTGCAGGGGAGGATGCTGCGGAGGCTTTCGATTGGAATGATCTGAATGAGTTCTAAGAGGTCGTTGGGGATCAACAGTCCGCCATTCGTGGCGTAGGTGCTGTCAATCGTCACCAACGCTGACTTCTCCAGCGCAGGGACGCGGAGTTCGCGCTGCACGCGCATGAGCGCTTGGTCAATGAAATCACTGACTAGCGCTGTGTTGGCGGTCAGGTCGCGCCGGTTCATTAGCCCGGTGAATTTCGCCTTGAGTTGGTCTAAAGTCATCGGGCTTTCCTGTTAAACTCGTTTGTTCGTGACGACGAAAGCGTCTAGGCCTTCAGCCTTAAGCTTCTTGACCGTCGTGCGAATGTCTTCTTTGGTGCAGTCGTAGTTATCCCGTTCCATCCACAGTTCATGGACAGAGACAGGAACAGCGGCAACGTGCATGAAGTTTCTTTCGCGCTGGTCAGCGCTGTCGGCCTTAATACCCCGCAGTTGGGAAAGGAAATCATCAGAAATATCCTGGCGCTTCTCAATAATCAGGCCGTCAGTTCGGTCTTCGTGAAATACAGCGTCAACGTCAGAAACGTACGGTTGCGGTTTCATGGTTCTCTTTGAAATGTGAACCCCGCGAGAGCCTTTTTAGGGGCCTTCGCGGGGCTCTGAAGTCTGAACACGTATACGAAGTAACGCGCAAGGCGAAACCTATACGCAGTGACGAGTTCAGCAGTATTAGAAGCCGGACGACACTGCTTCAATGATCTGGGCGCTCGCCTTAGCGTTCTTGTGCTTAAGCGAGAACTCACCAATAATCATCTGCTTCAGACTGTCACCAGTCTTCGCCAGCGTCTCACGGAACCACGGACGCAGGGTCACCTTCGACCACATAGACGGATCGTAGATGAGGGTTTCAGCCGCCTTGAGGAAGCGGTTCAACTGAACCTTCTGCTCACCGAACGGCGAGACATAAAGGTTGACCACGTTGGTGACCGTCTTGTCGGTGACGCCGAAGAAGCGCGTACGACCTGACGCAGCCGCGAAAGCAGCCACAACGAGGGAGTTAGCCGGCGTGACCTGGATCACGGTCGGGTCGGCGCCCGCAGTGTAAACGTACTGTAGAGCAGTCAACAGGTTCGCTTCTGTCGGAGCCGTCGAAGTGCCGCCAGTGTAAATGTTGTTTCCAGTATCCACCTGGGTCTGGAAGCCCGCCAACTGGCGAGCAGTTGCGTCGGCGCCAGACACTTTGGCCTGGGCAGTACCAACAAACGCGTTCTCAAGGTCACGCTTCAACTGTGCCGAAGACTTGGCAAGCTGATAAGCACTTTCACGAGCGCGGCCGTACGTCGAGGTAGCGTCGAGAGTGCCGGAAACCTTGACGGTCTCGGCAAAGATTTGCGTGGTGTTGGAGCGCATGACAGTCGGATTGACCGTAACGTCAGCGCCGTCGGCGCCTTCGAGCACGGGAGCCGCTGCGACCGCACGCAAGCTGTCTTCTTGCCACTGAAACACAGTCTGAGTGACCTTCTCGTTGCCAATCGCTGACTGGAACGGGGTCTTGGTCGGAGAGATATTCGAGATAATATCCGAAATATCTTCCCTGATACCTACGGTTTCGTAGGTCTGAAAGAGAGCCATTGTAGCCTTATGCCTTTTGTTCTGAAGTTGTTTTGGGTTTACTCGCCCACGTCGTCGTTGTCTTTCCAACGAGCCATGAACGCATCTGCTGCGCTGTCGGTGCTTCCGGTTTCCTTAAGGTTCTTCAAAGCCTTCTTGACCTTGTCAGAACTCTGGGTGACCTTAGCAGCGTCAGGTGACGTGGTGGTCTTAACGACCTTCGTCGGGGTCTTGTTCACCTTTGTGGTGACAACCTTCGACTGCCCACGCGTAAACAGCATAGCGTTGTAGAGCATCTTGATGGCGACAGGATCAACGAGTTGGTTGACAATGCGCGCGTCAAGACCTTGTGACACCGCGAAGCCGCGAATGTCATTGTAAAGAGCCTCAGTCCATCCCTCAATCCCACCCTTCTCGGCGGGGCCTGAAAGTGTCTTGAGAGCTTCTTTAGCTTGCGTAGCGAGCGTTTCGTTCTGCTTGGTCTGCGCAGCCTGCATGTGGCTGTTCAGATTTTGTTCAAGGAACTGCACGTCCTCATACGCCGACGCTGCGGCGTTACGGAGATTGGTATAGTCCTCTGCAGAAAGTTCTTTGGCAGCAAGCAGGAAGTCAACCTTGCTGAAGGGCTCAAAGCGGGCCTTAGCACGATCTAGAAGCGCACCTGTGGCCGCTACGTTCTTCTGCAATTCAGCGTCAGCAGCAGTGCGCTGCGTGGACGCTTCCATTGACTTCTGCGTCAAAGCCTTCTCTTGGCCGAAAAGGCGCTCAAGGTCCTTTACAGGAACCTCATGCACTTCGTCACCTACCTTCACCTTCACGTAAGCGCCTTCGTCGGCGTACTTGCGTGCGGCTAGAGCGGCGGCTTTCTCGGCCGCTGTTCCCTCAGTCTCGGCGTCGGCTGCTGGCTCTTCAGCGGCGGCTTCGTCCGTTTCCTTGGTCTCAGTGTCAGCTTTGTCTTCACCAGCGTTTGCCGGCGTCTTTTTGGCGTCTTCAGTATCCGATGGCGTTTCGGCGTCGGAGGGCATAAGGCGCTTTAGAAATTCAGTCTCACCCGTACTTTCAGTATGGGGAGCGTCGGAAATTTGTTCAGCGGCGTCTACGTGGATGGCCGTCATAATCAGTCTATTTCATCCTGTATTGGCGCGTCGTATTCGGATGGCGCCGGTTTATTTTTGGCAACGATGTGCGCTGCCTCTTCGACTATCGCGTTCATGTTCCCGAGGAAGTCCCGAAACCCCGAGAGAGAAGCGTAAATTCCTTCACGCTTCTTGCTCTCGTGGGCGTCGGTTCCTAGGAAATGAGTGACGGTCTGCAATTCGAATTGTCTAATGAGAGTGTTGAAATGAGGGTGTTCACGCAAAGAGACGCAGTAGTCCCCAAGCGAGATAATTTCGTCGTCAGTCATCTAGTATAGGGACCCCATCTGTGTTGGATCACTTGATGCTGGTGAAGAACCACCACCACCAAAACCCGAGAGAAGGTTCTTGATGAACGGCAGAATGTTGCCGGCCGGATTGCTTTGCTGCATGGCGGGCGTCTGCGGGGCGCCAATAGACGCGCCGTTACCACTCATTAGCTTCTGCAGAGCAGACCCAATGTTGGCGCCGTTAGGTATCCCACCAGCAGCGCCGGGGGCAACTGGTTGCCCAAAGTTCTGGGAGCCTGGGCCGTTGTAGAGATTAGGCGGCGGCGCAGTGGGGCCTGGAGCAGGTGGCGCGAGGCTCAAGGGAACCCCCGGTGCCTGCGGAGCCGGCGTGGCTGGACGCGGTGTTGGTAGCGGAACGCCAGCGGCTGCTGGCGCTGCGGCGGGTGCAGACATTGCCGTCTGCAGAGGCGACTGCGGAGGCGCGTTGCCAGCGGGCGCCATTCCCTGTGGCGCGGCTTGCTGCAGGAGCGATTGCCCCTTTGCAGCGGGGTTAGGGACCCACTGACCCGTTGCGGGGTCCTTGATGTACGGAGGGACTTCGCCAGCGTTGGCAGGTGTCGGTTGTAACACTTGCGCGGCGGTGAGGCCGGCAGTGAAGGGACCACCGAGTAGTGAACCGCCCGCTGACGCGCCATAGCGCGCGAGTAACCCAGGTATCTTGGATGCCGCTAAGCGCCCCCCGGCGATAAGACCGGGGAGCCCGACTGTATCACCAAGCATTGCCATGTAACCGGGAGGCGGCGTAGCGCCGTTTACGTCAGACATTATGTCTCCTTAGGCGCTTACGCTGCCGGTTTCAGTGGTGATGGGTGTCTTCTCAAGCATCGTGACTTCACGCTGCTCAACGTCGATCTTGTTCGCAATGTCATGGTCCTTGCGGTCCTCTGTGCGAATGGCAACTTGTACCTTCATGTGCGCTAGAAGCTGTGCAAGCTGCTCTTTGATCTGATCCATTTGAGCAGACGTTTGCTGCTTGGCCTGCGCGGTCTGCGCCATTAGCATTGCAGCGTTTGCTTCAGTCGTCTTCGCCTGAGTTTCCGCCAGCTTGATTGGGTCTTGAGGTGGGGGCGTTGTCGGTGGCGGTGAAATGTACTCACCGTAGTTTTGGAAACCACCGGAGCGCATGGCGTCCGTCACGAGCTTGTAACGGTTCTGCGGCTGGAACATTGGGGCAAGCGCGGGGTCGGCGGCAAGCTCTTTGTAGAGCGTTTGATACTTCGCCGTCTGTCTGTCGCGTTCGCCATAGCCAAGGTGAAGTGCAGCCGTACAAGTCGTACGGTCAACCCAGTCCTTGGTCTTCACTGGCACGAAGTTGCCAGCGACCTCAATGATCTTCTCTTTCTCTTTGTCCGCGTTGTCGAGGACAAGCTTGTAGACGCCGACGTAGAGGTCCACGAGGAACTTGGCGAAGTTACGAGCAATGATCTTCTGGCGCGTCTGCGAGAGAGTGACCAAGTTGTCCACGAGCGCAGAAGAGTTCTGCGTTGAAATGGCGTCCTTGTTCAGACCCTGTGAGAGCGACGAAATGCCCGTGCTCTCTTCTTTGGATTCCTTTAATAATCCAAGCGTTTGGAAAACGAACGGATTAAGCTGCGGCTGCTCCATCGCCTTGACGGCGTCTGGGCGTGTTAGATTTAGGATGCCACCGAGCCTGTTCTCCAGCATTTCCTTTGGATTTAAGAGACCGCCCTTCACAACTCCCCAACGTGGGTTTGTTGTAATGGCAGTGTGATCCAAGATGCCGCGCATCAGCACGGTACGCGCGTTCTGTGTCGGAATTACCCGCGCTGCGAAATTGTTCCCGTAAAAAAGGTACGGTATCGGCAGCGGCGTGAACGCGTAGAAATTTGAACTTTCAACTTCTTCTTTGGAGAGAAGAGTTGTATTGGCGTAACAAACCTTCCAGAGCTTGACGCCCTTTCCGTCCTTCATGTTCATACGGACGTAGGCCTCGTAGAACATCACCTTCTCAACGTCAGGCTGAATAGGACTATCCAGCGCCAGCGCCGTCTCAACTGGTGAGTTACGGGCGAGGACTTCAGGACCCATATCAAGGCCCTTGTCAGAATCATAATGTAGGTCTTCAAGCTTCTTCTTGTCGTACCCCATTTCAAGGAGTTCGGCTTTGGTCTTCAGAGTTCTGTGCGCACAGGCACCCGCCTTTTCGATAGAGGCGGCGCGCGGCTCAATCAAGAACTCTTCAGGCGGAACGGCCACCAAGGCAACGCCACTATCGTCAACGCTCCGCGTGAGCGTGCCAGTGAACGTCGGGTTTGATGGGTCAGGGCTCTGTGGGTCCGCATCAGCTTCTAGTTCTGTCACGTCCTTCTGAGAAGCAACTGACTGCACGTCCTGATAAGTTGCGCCGGGAGGAAGTTCTTCTTCAGTTTCAATTACGCGTTTTTCCCAGGAAGCTTTGACAATGCCGTTGCGGGCTGTCAGGCCGTCGTGGACAACGTCGCTAAAAATTCCGTAGCCGTCATTTTCTCGAAAAACGATGTAGTTGCAAAACTCGGTCGCAATGCGGGAGGGCTCAACGTCCTTAGGGCCGTTAGCTGTGAATGCTACCAAGTTATCTGGGTTCGCGGAGAAGGTCTCCAAAATTTGGGACTTCATACTCTCAACGCTGTCGTAAACGTCAGTGCTCACGTACGTTGACGAGCCGAGGTGCTGCCGCTTAGGCAGCGTTCCATTGTAATAATTAATTGTTCGCTGACGCTCACGGCTCAATCTTGAATCGTACCAGCCAACCGACTCTCGAACTTTTTGGTCAACGAGGACCATCACCTCTTCATCGCTGAGAGGCTTCCGTTTATCTTTTGTAGACATGAAGTCCTCTAATGAATTACGGCGTTGGCCGGGGGGTTTTGGAGATAGGAAATAGCGTTCGCTAAAATGCCAGTGTCATCACGCGCGTGCCCAAGCATCCAATTACAGTGTGTGCAAAGGAGGCCACGTACATTTCCAGCCATATGGTCGTGATCTACATTCCATTTATCATTTGGCGGAGTATCAGTTTTACAAATTGCGCAAGTAAATCCTTGAACCCGCAGAAGTTCGTTGTGCTGTTCGAGTGTTATCCCATATTTGTAATTCAAACGCCAAGACGCACCATTTTTTTCTTCCCACACGTCGTGCGCGGCCTGACATTTTTCTTTGTTTTTGGTGCGGTAGACACGAGACTGAGCGTTGAGTTTTTCTTTATTCGCTGCTCTGTATTTTTGGTTATAGAGGCGAGTTAGTTCTTTATTCTCGGCTTCAGTCCTAGGCGTTCTAGATAGCTTCGCTGTAATATTCGTCTCCAACTGAAATGGGGCACCAAGCTTCTCCAGCCACGTGCGCCGCAATCGCCAAACTCAGGACGCAATCGTCAAAGCAGCCGGATTCCCCCTGCATCTTGCCCGTTTCCGTAGACACAAAACTCAACAGTTCGGTCAGCGTTTGGTGGTCATAGATTTGGATTTCGCGGGAGCGTACGTAGCCGCGCAGCTTGTCTATGATGAGCGGCCTACTAGATATATTTGTCTGAAAACCTAGGTCGAGGGTCTCACGGTCTGCGAGCGCACCTTCCTTAAGGTCCATGAAGATGTTTGGGTAGTTCATGTCCTTGTGTAGCCGCACGCAAACGAGAAGGCCGTGGCCGTTTCGTTCTGGGGCGACCAGTGCGAGATTGTAATAGGTCCCCAACGCAAACAGAACGCGGGCGTATTCGTCAGGCGTAACCTGACCGCGCCATACGGCGACTTGTCGCTTGCTCTGATCGAGAACTTGAGCAACGCACCAGTCCCCCTTGTCAGGGTCCCGGATGCCCACGGCCACGTCCGCCCCCACGTAATACTGCGCCGTCTCTTCCCGTTTGTGATAAACAAGAAGTTCACCGCGCGAGTGCTCAACAAGTTTCCCTAACTCAACAGACATGCGCGTGATTGGCGCGTGCGCCTTGGCAAGCATGTCCTGCAGAACTTCTGTATTGAATACGGGTCTGCCGGACGTAATGAACGCCTCGTCGGCCGTACACGGGTACTCTTGCCTGAACAGTTCAAGACCGTTCAGCGCAATCTCGCGCCGTCTCCAATAAAGCTGCGCGTCGTCTAGACCGAACTGCGCAGCCAGTGCGACTTCCTCAGGTGCTTTTTCAAACACGGCTGGAGGCGTCTCACGATACTCATCACTTTCAAACCACGCGCTGAAGAACGGAACGTAGCCGTTCGTCCCCGTGACCGCGCCTTGCCACAGATCATAGAAGCCACCTGTGACGCCGTTGGCAGTGCTCTCAACGAAGCACATTGTTTTAGGTGCGTTCGGGAGAGACTTGATAAGTCCGTTGAAGTTTTCTCGGGCGAATACCGTAGGCCAGAAGGCGACCTCACTGAGGTGCATACACTGGAGCGTTTCACCACGAGCAATGTTCTCTGAGCCTGCGGTTGCCACCATGAGGCCGGTGTCAAGCGCGTCAAACACAATCTCACGCCGTGACGAGTATTTCGTCTTTGGCTTGAGAAGGTCCGGCATGGCGTCGTGAAAACGCTTGTACATGTCAAAGAGTGTCTGGGTCGAGTCCTTGACGTGCGCGATGACGATGCCCTTCTGGGCGGCGTGTTGTGAGAGCCACCAATAAAGGTACGCAGAGACGACAGTGGATAAACCTTGCTGACGCCCCTTCAGAATGACGGACCTGATGCGACCAGTCGTGGCTAGCTGGTCCACTATGTGCTTGAGAAACCGCACCTGAACGCGGTTGAGAACGAGCGGCTTGATTTCTCCGCTTTTGGTTCTTATCTTGCAGGCTTGTTGCGCATAGAACTGGAAGTCAGTGAGCAGACGCTTACGCGTCCGAAGGAGTTTCTCCTGCGTCACTGCCATCTTTTCCCGCCACTGCTGCAAGCCAATCTTCGGCTTTGTTGACTGAGATTTCCGACTTGCTGGCCGGCTTGGACTTCGTGAAGTCGAGCACGAGGCGCGCGGCTACGAGCGCCACCTTCTTGTCCCCAGGCGACCGCATGACTGCGATAGCAGCCTCAAGAGCCTCTTCAGCGCGTGGGTCAGTGCCGTCTACGACACCGGCTTGTTTCAGTTCACTCATGGTTTCCTTCGCGCTTTCTTTTGCAGCTTCAATCAGCGGGTAGGCTTCCGCCTTGCGCATTCCGTCTGGAACGCCCTGTCGGGCTTTGAAGCCCTTATTGAGCAGCCCTTGGGCTTTGCGCTTCTCCATCATCTTTGCGCGGTACACTGGGTCAGCCCAAAGAAGTTTCTGAGCAGCAGCCACAGCAGGATTTGTTCGCCTTGGGCGGGTGCGCGTAGCAGTGTAGCGCTGTGGGCGCGGAGAAGATTTGCGTTTCTTCTTCCGCGCCTTTGGCGTAGTGGTCTCTAGCGTTTCCATATCTTTGCGATTTCCGCGTCAGAGAAGTAATGGGCGAGCACACCAGCCGCCTGAGGCACGGTCTTCGCTAGCCAATCACGATGGGCGGCTGCTTCGGCGCGCGTCTGCGCCCCTTCAAACTGAGCGGAGATAGCGGACGAAGAAACGCCAGGAGTTCGAGCGGCAACGTCCTGGGAGGCGCGGCGGATATTCGTAATGTTCCGCGTTGTCGCCGTGACGAAGCCGTTCTCGTTATTGATCTTCACGCCGGCAGTCTTGGCGTCCGCGAGGAAAGACCGCGCGGCAACGTCAGGTGCTTTGTCAGCGTGCGGTGAGTACGGAATGGCGTACTCGTCGGGGCCATCGTGCCCTACGTTCACCTTTCCGTTTCCCTTGGAGACGGAAGTTACGTTCGGGGTCGGGACGGGCGCTACGGAGGCCACTGGTGCCTTCGTTGGGACAGCCGCAGACTTGGCAGCAGCCTTATCGGCCGTTGCCTGGATTGCTTCTGCTTCTGGGTCAGACTGGATTTGCTTTAAGGCTTTCGCGCTGCCTATGGCCGTCCTGATTTCCTTCGCCATTTGGGGCGACGGAATGTTCTGTGCGCCACCGACGAGTTGGTCAATGAGCGGAGACTTATTTATTTCAGACGCCGCGTCTTGTGTGCCTAGCGCAGCCGCCTTCATCTTCTGCGTGTTCATCCAACCTTTAACGATGTTGGAGACAGGCGCAGTCATTGACGACGGAAGCGCGAGCGGGTTGAGCAGAGCCGCCGCCTTAGCTTGGGGCAAAGGAGCTTGTGCCACAGAAGGAACCACGCTCGGAGGCGCAGCACCAAACGGTTGACCGGGGCCACCCAACGGAGCGTTGAGCGGATTGCCGGTAGTCCCAGGTGCGGCGGGAGCCGCAGGGGGGGGAGCGTTCGGTGTGAGCCGAACAGGCGTTGCGCCGCCGTCACCGAAGCCGCGCACAGCGCGACCAGCAGGGCTAGCCACACCAGTCATGCTATCTGACAGTCGGCCGAGGGCTGATAGCCCCGCCATGCCACCAAGCATTTCTGGGCTGTACGCAATTAAGTGTCCAGCACCGCCTTCAACGGCAGCACTGGCCATTGCTATACCGGCCGTCTTGAATATGTTCTCTTTAGTGAGCTTGGACGCTATAGCGGCACCAAGTCCACCTGAGAACTTTCCTTCGTTCATGGACCCAGTGCTAGCAACAATGTCTGCTGCGTGGGCCTGCTGCACGAGGTTGAGAACATTGGCAGCTTGCGGGTCGGCCCCAAGAGCAGTCTTCAACGTAGCGTAGTCTGCTCCAGTAGGCATTCCGCCAGACTTCACAGACTTGACAATGTTTGAGGCAGCGGCCGGAAGTGGCGCAGCTAGATTAGAGACAGCGGCGTCTAGCTCACTGTGTACGCCGTCCTGCGCTTTCGTAAATACGTCTTTACCAGTTTCCTGCGCGTCTGCGCGCCGTATAAAGCCAGCGTCTAGGTTGCGGCCGTCTGCGGCGTCAGACATTCGGTTGGCGAACGCGGACATAGCAGACCGGGGTAGAGCGCTGGCGGCGCTATACGCCTTTGAGTTAAGAACGTCACCAGCGGCGCGTGGGGCACCTAATGCGCCACCAGCCGCAAGACTACTTGCGCCTGCGTCAGCGAGTTCTGGGAAGCTGAACGCCGGGGCGTTTGGAACGCCAACACTCTGCCCGAGTTGGTGCGCAGCGTCAGAGGTCATACCACCGACCGCGTTTGCGCCCGCGTTGACTGTGAATTGTTTAGCCGCCGAAAGAGCGCCAGCTAATCCCGGTATAATTTTGCTGGAAGCTGCGGTTGGGAGAAAGCGCTGTAGAGCAGCGGCGGGTCCTAAGTTCGCAGCACCAGACACAGCGGCGCCGCGCGTGAGCGCGTCGGCGTTAGGCGCCTGACCGGGGGTGTTCCCCGGCTGATTGTTCATCGCCGTCTGGGCTTCGTTACCAGCGCTCTCAAGAGTACCGACGCCACCAGCGCCAAGTATCTGACCAGCAGTTCTAGCGCCAGCGCCGCCACCCAGTTTTCCAGCAATGCCACCACCAAGTCTGGCAGCAAGAATCTGCGCGGTGATGCCTGGAGCCATCTGCGCTAGCCGCGCAGGAATGTTGCCGGGGTGAAAGCCACTGTCGTCAACGATATTCGGTTGAACGAAGTTAGCGGGTGCAGTTGCTTTAGAGAACTGCGTAAGGGCGTCCCCAACGTAGCCAGGGCCTAAGTAGTCGTGCAGCGTTTTGCCAGTGTCACCAGCAAGACTAGAGAGGCCCTGTTGGGCGCTGGTGACAATGCCACTCGGCTGCTGCTGCTCGTGCCACTGTTGTGCGCCCTGCAATGCAGTCGCTTGGTCGGGAGCTTCAATATCAAGCTGCTTACCAGCAGGCGTTTCAATGGTGAACACAGGCATTGGAAGAAATCCCTTATTATTTAATTGCGGACGCCAAGTACCTTGAACGCAGGCGCAGCAGTACCGCCCTTAATGGCGTCTCCCTGATAAACAGGGTTCGCGTCGTTGTACGACTGAACGTCTTTGCTGAACTGTGGGCCGAGGACGCCGCGCGTCTGCATGTGTTGACGTGCAATGTCACGCGTTGCGATTACGCGCTGCGCGTTCTGAATGTTCTGAGCATAAATTTGCTGGTTGGTTGCAGCCGGCTTTTCGGTGTCGGCGCTTCCCATTTCACCAAACTTGATTTCAGGAGCAGCGGTGCGAATACCGGGCATTTGCCGCAAGTCGTTCTGCACCAGTTGGGTGTTAAGCTTGGCGAACTCGTGTTGCTTTGCAACGTCTATGCCGCCAATAGTTCCGCCTGTGTTATCTGCAGCGGTTTGCCGAAGTTGGTTCCAGAGACCAGGACCTTGTAGAACGGATGGGTCTTTTGAGAGGCTCATCGCATAGTTATTTTGGTCAATGTACGCTTGCGCTTTACCCGCAGCATCATCCAGCGCGTTCATCTTTTCGCTAGAAGTTTTCTGATCCAGCGCAAGGCGCTCTTGCATAGCCTTAGGTGTCTGCGCGAGTGCCGTAGCCGTATCAGGTGCGCCTGAGGCGCCGGGTTGACCACCGGCCACCATAGGCTGACCATCCTGACCAAACATCGTCACCGAACCGTTCTTGTGATTGAGGACGCCTTGGCGCCCATACGGGTCAGTGAACGTGCTGAAGTTCTGCCGGAAGAGTGGCATGTTGTTCGCGTTCATCAACGCAGCGCCACCACTCGGGTTACTGATTGACTGAAGTGCTGCGCCAGCGTTTGCAATGTTTCTTCCAACGCCGCCACCAGCGCCTATGCCAACTGTATTTCGCAGAAAGTCACCGATAGCACCTCCAGGCGTTTGACCGCCGAAGAGCGCGCTGGGACCACCAGCGACTTGCTGGCCGCTGAGAGCGCCTTGGTCAGGCTGCGGAGGATATTGAGGTCCGTCCATGTTAAGGGCTCCCTGGGTTGATTGACCGGACGGCCCTAGGGGACTGCCGGAAATTGCGTGAACGTAGGCGTTCGTCGAAGACGGAAGCGGCCGCCCGATTTTAAGGAAGTCGTTTACGCGCCCTGGGCCAGCGTTGTATGCGGCGAGCGCAAGCTGCGGGTGACCAAACGTGTCCATCTGCTGCTTAAGGTAGCGAGCACTGCCATCAAGGTTCTGCCCAATGTCATTAGGATTGACACCAAGGCTCTGAGCCGTTGCGGGCATGAGTTGCCCTAGGCCAATCTCACCGGACGTGCCTTTGCTGTTCGGGTTGAAGCCACTCTCTTGCTGAATAAGCCGCGTGAACAACGTAGGATCAACACCGTTGTTGTTGGCAGCG